GGTCGTGCTGTCTACCACTATCGGTACGACGCCACGCGCCGCGCTGGCACCAGCCGTCGCGCCTAAGACCAGGAGTACCTGGTGGCCGGAGGAAAACGCCTCCGGCCTAATCTTTTTTTCTCTGCATACCATATGAAGCTGTCCAAAACCACTCTAGAAATTCTGAAGAACTTTTCGGCTATCAATCCGAACATCCTCTTGAATCCTGGCAACCGGATTGCGACACTTGCTGAGGCCAAGAACATCATGGCATCGGCTACGATTGCAGAGAACATCCCGCGTCAGGCTGGGATCTTTGACCTGACTCAGTTTCTTTCTACGGTATCCCTGCTAGAATCTCCAGAGCTCGAGTTTACAGAGTCCTGCGTCCTTCTCAAGGATGAAGACACCTCTGCCATCGAGTATCGGTACTCTCGTCTGGACGTGCTCACATTTCCTACCAAGGAAGTGCAAATGCCGACCGCCGACGTGCAGTTCACCTTGAGTGCAAACACTCTTGGCAAGATTCGTCGTGCTGCATCTGTCCTCGGCCACTCAAAGGTCGAGATCGCAGGCGCAGAAGGCAAGATCTCTGCACAGGTAGTCGACAAGGAGAACGCCTCAGCCAACAAGTACTCTATCGTGCTGGATGCCGAGAATGCGTGCAAGAACGTGTTCTCGTTCATCTTCCCGATCGACAACCTGAAGATTCTAGCAGGTGATTACCGTGTAGAGATTAGCTCCAGGCTCATCAGCAAGTTCATAAATACGTCAGTTCCAGTCGAATACTGGATCGCGATGGACAAGACGTCTACGTTTAGCAAGTAACTGAACAACCTACATAATACCATGGAAAATCAGCCCAACACCAATACCGTCGAGACCGATGTTGCGCCCACGGCCACGCCTCCTGCCACGCAGGAAGCTGGTCTGGCTCTCAACGATCTCGCTTCAGTGGTTCAGCTCATCGATGTTTGCTCCCGTCGTGGTGCATTCGAAGGTGCTGAGCTCGCCGCCGTCGGAGGTCTCCGCAATCGCATTTCGGACTTCCTGAAGGCGAACACGCCGAAGGACCAGGCAAAGACGGAGCCCGAGGCTCCTGCTGCCCCGCAGGCCTGAGGATAGACAGTACGGTGGTCGGACTTCTGGCGCGCAGTCCTAAAACAGCGCGCCATTTTTTTCTCTTTATATCATGAGCAAGATCCCGAATAGTCCTGAAGACATCAAGGCGCTCCGCGAAGCGCTCAACCAAGTCGTAGAGCAGATTTCAGAGATCCAGTCCCACAAGGACCAGATCTCTCAGATCCTAGATGCAGCCGAAGACAAGTTCAAGATCCCGAAGAAGACCCTGCGTAAGGTGGCCAACATCTACCACAAGCAGAGCGTCATTCAGTTCGAGGACGAAACCGCTGAAGTGAAGGAAGTCTATTCCGTCATTTCTGGTGTGTACAAGTCGGCTGGATCTTAATACGATCGTCACATGCCTGATAACGAATTCTTGTGGGTCGAAAAGTATCGGCCGAAGACCATTGAAGAATGTGTCCTTCCGCCTGAGCTGAAGAAGCTCTTTCTGGGTATCGTCAAATCTGGTGACATCCAGAATCTGCTTCTGACAGGGACTGCCGGGCTCGGCAAGACCACTGTCGCTCTGGCGCTATGCGAAGAACTCGGTCTAGAACACATCGTGATCAATGGATCCGAGGAATCTGGAATCGACGTGCTTCGCAATCGGATCAGGCAATTTGCCTCCTCGGTCTCTCTGAGCTCAGAGGGTCCGAAGGTTGTCATCCTCGATGAGGCGGATTACCTCAATCCGCAATCCACTCAGCCAGCTCTGCGTGGATTCATTGAGGAATTCTCTTCTAATTGCCGGTTCATCTTGACGTGTAACTTCAAGAACCGGATCATCGCGCCACTCCATTCACGGTGTGGCGTCATTGAATTTAACACCAGCAAGTCTCAGCTGGTGGAAATGTGTGCGGTTTTCCATCGCCGCCTGGTTAAGATCCTGAAGGCTGAGAACATCACGTACGACACCAAGGTCCTGGTCGAAGTGATCATGAAGTTCGCTCCGGATTGGCGGCGAATCATCAATGAGTGCCAGCGGTACGCTGCAAGCGGATCCATCGATTCTGGCTTGCTGGTCAATATCAGCGACGTAAACCTTACTTCGTTGATCAAGAGCCTGAAGGAGAAGAACTTCAAGGCGATGCGTAGCTGGGTCGTCGACAACATGGACCTCGAACCTGCGGTCATCTTCCGCAAGATCTACGATGGCGTGGCTGACCATGCCAAGCCGCAGTCTATACCGCAGATCGTCCTCATCCTGGCGGACTATCAGTACAAGGATGCATTCGTGGCCGATCACGAGCTCAACCTGGTTGCATGCATGACCGAGCTGATGGCCTCAGCTGAATGGAATTAAGTTTCTCTTCTCGACCAACCAAAGTATTCGCGCTTAGCACAAAATACAGTAGCCGCGCTGTTTTTATTGAGGCCGTATCGTTCAGCCCAATCGGATAAACAGCCGACAAAAACATCAGTACCGTTAGTAAACTTCCACACTTGAGACCTACGTCTTGCGCTGATCGACATCTTAGCCTTTACATCTCTGTTATGACGCTTGCCAGTCATGCCACGCATGTTAGAGGTATCGGTTTTGGAAAAATCTTTAGGCTTAGACATTTTTAATCTAGACTCTGCACTATGCTTACGCCCGAACATTCCATTTCCTTTGCCTCTTCTTTTTTCAGAAGCAGCTTTCCGCATATCCTCGGTCCATGCTATGGCACGGCTGTGATGCATATTGAAAAATCTGTCATTACTTCCAGCTTCAAAGTGTTTGAGGACCTCGTATTCGCGTTCGATCGCTTGCTCCTTAGATTCGAAAATCCGATCAATCTTGACCCGAAATGCGCTAACACCATCCTGCTCGATGAGAGTTTTAATTATTTTGGACGACGTAAAATACTTCACGAATAAATCCGAAGGATCGCAATTTCTTGCGGTCCGTGATCCGAAATAAAACATTCCTGAAGGTTTGTGATAAATCCAATACGTGTAAGGTCGCATAAAACTATTTATCGAATGTCAATCTTCGACTATCTCAATGCCATAAACGACACCAAGATAGACATCATGGTGGACGATGTGGCCGAGAAGCAGTACAATGCCTTCATGGTAAATCGAGGCCTGTCGTACTTCGTGGATACCGTCCTGATCGCAAACGAGATGAACCGCAATCATCACCTGGATAACCGACTCCAGTTTGCGTTTTGCATAAATAGTATACGGAAGCGGAAACGCTTCAGCAAGTGGAACAAACCTCAGGAGGTTGAATCTCTCGAGGTCGTCAAGGAATACTATGGCTACAGTAATGAAAAAGCTAAGTCTGCCCTGACGATCTTGAGTCAATCGCAAATCGAACTCATAAAGCAGAAACTCTATACAGGTGGACTCAGGGCAAAAAACAGTACGGCCAGTAGCCAGCATCGAGGAGACTCCAGTCGAATGGACTCCAGCGGTAATGCTGGAAATCGTTCTGTCTGAACCTGACGACTTCCTGAAGGTCCGCGAGACTCTCACGAGAATCGGCGTGGCCTCCAGGAAGGAGACCAACAAACTGTACCAGTCCTGCCATATCCTTCACAAACAGGGGAGATACTTCATTGTACACTTCAAAGAGCTTTTTCTACTGGATGGGAAGCCATCCAACCTCACAGTCAACGATCTGCAACGGAGAAACACTATTGCAACTTTGCTATCTGATTGGGGTCTGGTTTCTATCGTAAACCCTGAGCAGTCACGGGACAAGGCTCCACTACGCCAGATCAAGATCATCTCCCACAAGGAGAAGGCTAATTGGGAACTGCTGCCGAAATACTCGATCGGCAACACCAAGTCTGATAAATAAGATTTGCTGGCAATCCCGCCAGCAACCGGTGATGCCCGATTGGGGTTACCGGGACAGTAACATAACCTCGCTTAATTGGAGGATCATAAGATGACACAGTACACTACCTCGTTCACGTTCCCGCGTTCTAACTTCGTGGGATTTGACCGTTTGTTCGATGAGCTATCGCGAGCCCAGCTCGGAACTCAGAACAACTATCCACCCCACAACGTGGTGAAAGTCGACGATGATCGGTATATCATCGAGCTAGCCGTTGCAGGCTTCAAGCAGGAAGACTTGGGCATCGAGCTCAAGGACTCTATCTTGACTGTCACCGGCAAGAAAGAGGACACTCGCGAGTACGCTCACAAGGGGATTTCTTCCCGTGAGTTCACCCGCACGTTCACGCTCGGTGAGCACGTCCAAGTCACTGGTGCGAACCTGGGTGATGGCATTCTCGCCATCAACCTACAGCGTATCGTTCCAGAGGACGAGCGTCCGAAAAAGATCGAGATCAACGGCCCTACCGAAGTAAAGACTAAGAAGGGCTTTCTCAAGAGCTAAATACTGAGTAATTGACTCGGCCGGCCGACACTTTTATGTGTACGGCCGGCCTTTTTTGTGCTAGGATTTGTGAGCGTGAATTTCTACACCAACGTCAGTCGGTTCGGTTCGAACATCCTCTATCGGGGCTACAAGGACGGCAAACGGGTTCAGGAGAAGATTCGGTTCAAGCCGACTCTGTTTCTTCCGTCCAAACTCAAGAAGACCACATGGACTGCACTTGACGGGACTCCGGTCGAACCTCAGAAGTTCGACTCGATGTCTGAGGCCAAGCAGTTCGTCGAGCGTTACGAATCCATCGACTCCTTCAAGATCTACGGCAACACCCGATACGTGTGCCAATTTCTGCAAGAGCGTTTTCCTGACGAGATCCATTTCGACCGTAGCATCATCAACGTAGCCTCGCTTGACATTGAGGTGATTTCGAATGATGGCTTCCCGAAGCCCGAGGATGCGCTGCACGCCATCAGCACTATCACCATCAAGAACAACATCGACGGCATCTTCCACATCTGGGGTACCAAGGAGTTCGATGAGGAAAAGTCGCTGTACAAGGGCAAGGTGGACTACCGCCAGTTCCGCACCGAGAAGGACATGCTGACCAATTTCGTATCTTGGTTTGCGTCTCCTCACAACTCCCCTGACATTCTGACCGGATGGAACACGCGTTTGTTCGACATCCCGTACATCGTCAATCGCCTTGAACGTGTCTTCGGACCGGATA